GTGCACTGACGGTCTATGCAAAAATAATAATAATTGTACAAATATAAAAGACTAATAAAATGTTTTAGATCTTATTCGCTATATTTATTGGTACACTGTGTATTCCACTACTAACAAACAAACTTGCACCTGCTGCAAGACGGATTGCATAGTGTGCAAACATTTGCATGTGGCGGGTTGCTCTTGTAACGGTGCTTTAGTAACTTTATAAGTATGAAAAAGTTATTGGAAATGCTGAAGTCAGCAAGAGTAGAAAAAGGTTATTCTCAGGAGTATCTTTCTGGAATTCTGGGAGTTAGTTCAAGTCGGATCTCACATTGGGAAAACGGACAAACAGAGATGACTCTCTGTCAAATCTTAAAATACGCTTCTAAAGTAGGCATCTGCTCTACTGAAATGTTTGAAGTTCTTGCACGGAATGGGCAGCCAAGACCTTTACCTATGGTAGAGATGCGTATAGAAGTTTTTACAGAGGAGGCGTTCAATAAGCTTTCACAACTATTAATTGAACTCGGAACAGAACAAGCGACAGGGGCTACAAAACGGTTATAGTCATGGAAATAATCACAGTAGAGAGTCTGGCTTATCAAGAATTGATAGACAGGCTCAATCGAATAGAGCAGTACGTCGAGAGAACCTCTCACCTTATACAGGATATAGATGACGAGCTGGAAATGACCACGAAAGACCTAATCGAGAGTTTGAATGTTTCAGAGTCCACCCTCTACCGCTGGCGCAAAAAGCAGTTGCTGCGTTACCGCTACACGGAGAGTGGTGATGTGCGCTACTTTTTCAAGTCAATCATTATTGCCGTGAAATGTAACCGGCTCCGTGTATCAGGGATGAGGAATGATGAGGTTCTCGGACGACTCAACCGCTTCAAGGACAACCTTATCATGAGTTCTTGCCTTAATTCTAAAAACAGATAAATATGATAGATAAAGAACAAATACTTTTGCTTACACAAGGAGGGTTGAACGTGTTCTCCCATTTCCTTGGCTTTGAGGTGAACCTGCACCGTAACTTCCGCAGTCCCTTCTATGATGACAAGCGGGCTTCATGCCATATCTTCTATGATAGGAAGAGTTCATCCTATAAGTTCTATGATCATGGGGATACAACCTATTCGGGAGATTGTTTTTGGTTTGTAGCAACTATGCGTGGCCTAAACCTGAAAACAAGCTTTCCCGAGGTCCTGGAAACCATAGTACAAGAACTTGGATTGTATTCTTTATGTGATGGTGAACAGCATAGCAAGCATATAACACAGTCATACAAAAAAACTATCGGCTTCAGTCCCGAGACTGATATGCCCAAGCATACGGAAGAACGACCATACAGTTTTGAGATACAGTCTTTTGATGACGGGCTGCTGAACTATTGGGCGCATTATGGTATCCATGAGGATGCACTCCGACGCTTTCGGGTACGGAGTCTTAAACGCTATGAGAGTATTTCTGCTGAAGGCCGTAAGTTTGAACTTTATGGCTCACCTACGGAACCTATGTTTGCCTATATCGGAAACGGCTATGTAAAGATATACCGACCTCACAGTCCGAAAACCCGCTTTCTCTATGGTGGACGGATGCCTGCCACCTATTGCTTCGGTATGGAGCAGATTCCCGCTAAAGGCGATATGCTCTTCATAACAGGTGGAGAAAAGGATGTACTCTCATTGTATGCACACGGCTTCAATGCAATCTGCTTCAACAGTGAAACGGCACAGATACCGACAAGCATCATCGAGAGCCTTCAGCTTCGCTTTCGACATATCATACTTCTGTATGATGCTGACGAGACAGGCGTACGCGAGAGTCACAGACAAGCAGAACATCTGGCAGAATACAAAGTATTGAACCTTTCACTTCCGCTAAGTGGTACGAAGTCTGAAAAAGACATTTCAGATTTCTTTGCCTTGGGCAACGGTGCAAAGGAACTGAAAGAGCTGCTTGCCAAGATGTTCTCAGACCTATACAGCCAAACCATGATGATGTTACGTTCCTGTGAGATTGACTATGAGAATCCACCAGACATTTCCAAATCGGTTGTGGCTGTGAATGGTGTTCCACTAGGAACGCAGGACAATCTGTTCTGCATTACTGGAGGTGAGGGGACAGGCAAGAGCAACTATGTCGGAGCCATCCTTGCCGGAGCGTTGGGAGAAAAACGATTGCCGATAGAGAATACCTTGGGATTGGAGATTACCGCCAACCCCAAAGGCTTTGCAGTCC